AACTTCTTCAGAATTACCCATCTGACCCATCTCTTCCATACGCTGCAAGCCTTGCTTGGCTTTGTCACGCATTGCCATTAACTTCTCTAAGCCAATGTAACGCACAACATCAGCAGGCACAACAAATTCACCTTCGCTGAGCTGAGCAGGAATATCATCCGCAACTTCTTCTCTCAAAGAACCCGGAGGAACTTCAACGCCATTGACTTGTTCGCCGCTGTCGTCCATCATGCCACCTTCGGCAAATAGTTTATTCATTTGTTCCACGTTACCGCCCTTTGCAAATCTTTTTTTATATTCAACATTAAGTCTCTTAGAAGGGAAATCCATACTTCCTGAGACACTGGAATCTTTATCAATCTGATATCCAGCAGAAAAGGTGGAAGATGCAGGTGCTTGTTCCTGCTTTCTTCTCTCGTAATCAATATTTAACTTACCTAACTGAGCGCCTACGTTGGCATTTAACTCTCTAGATTTATTTTGAAATTCATCAAAAACCTCGCCTTTATAAACGGCGGTGCCTCCACTTGTTTTAGTTATTTTCTGTATCCCGCCACGAAGTTTGATACCCTCAGCTAATTTAATCTCACCGTTAACGGCAACACCTATTCTCTTGCCCGTCTCATTAAGGATTACGCCATCTTCAAATTCAGTTTGTCTTGTTCCTTTATTGTAAGAAACAGAAGGAGTGATAGATGCGTCATCATTACCATACGTTAAACGACCAGAGAAATTTTCATTTGTTTCTCCTGCCCCAGAGGATGTTGATCCTTGGGCTTGTACGTCAGATATATCTCCACCAACAGCATAGTTTTTCTGTCTCTTCTTCCCTATGTGTTCAGAGATTTGTTTGCTCATATCATCAGCTTCTTCTTGTGAAGAAAAAATAAAAGCATCTTTATTCTCTAATGCTTCACCTAAAGGATCTTCTGGTTTATAAAGAGAACCATCTTCACCTTGTCGAATAGTTGGGACAAGGTAATACCTCCCGTTAACTTCGTAGGTTGCTGTCCGTACTGTTTCGTTATCTTCTGTCGCAGGAGTGGAAGGATCAGATGCTCTATCCATCCAGTGTCTTTTACTTTGCGGCATGAATCTCATCCTTCAATTGCTTTAGCTTCTTCAAAGCCATAACAGCACCCTGTGCCCTGTATATTTCTACAGGTTCAGCTGCTTGCTCTAGCGACTTCTGGTACATAGCTGCGTAATAATTAAGCATGTCTTCAAAGGCTTGCCACTGAATGGGAGTGGAAGCCATTGGCTTTAAAGCACTGAGCCACTTCTTCTCTGTCATTGCATCGGACCCTGTGGAGGTGCAGGAGGTGCTGCCTGTGGTGCTGCACCGCTAAACCCTTGCTCACCCGGAGCAGGTGCTGTGCCCACGCCCATGTTGCCACCACCGCCACCAGAGGTATCAGATACTGGTAGAGGACCAGCAGCTGCTGGCTCAGGGGCTGGTTGCATCTTCTGCAGGATCAGAGCTTGACGAGCAGCTTCGTCCATGTTGTTAGCAACCAAGTCTGGATCGAGGTCCATGCTCTTAGCAATCTCACGTACAATGTAAGGCAGCTTAGCGAAAGGAGCCAAGGCAGGGTTTTGAATAACTTGCAAGAACTGGAGCAGACGCTGTGAGCGAACTTCATTCTGCATCAAGCTTTCTGTACCACGAGCTTTAACTTCTAAGTCGCCTGCAGCTTCTGGGTCATAGTCAAACTGCATGTTGAAAGCAAACATTGCTTCGCCAAGAGGGCGCAACAAGTAATCGTCAACGTTCTTAATAACAGTTTTAATACCCCCACTAGCGGCATTCATCAGCATGGAGATGCCAGAGGCTGTGCGACCTACGCCGCTAACGCCTGTTTGACCGTGTGCAAACGAAGGCAAGCCTGTAGATTCATCAGCAAGCTGCCGTGCCTTGTCAAACATCTGCAGGTTTTCCTGCGAAACGTTAGGAAACTTTGTACCAAACAGCGCTTGACCGGGTGCGCCGCCTTGACGACGAAACACTTTGCCGGGGTGGATGGTTAAGTCTTGACCGGGGACAAGGTTTGTTTCATCAACTTCAAATACAAGGTTGCCCGACAGGACCGCATTATCCACCGACAGACGCATAAAACCGTTCATGAGAGTTTGAGTATCGTCCATGTTTTCAGCGATACCAACACCAAAGAAAGAGTAGGGGTTTAGTTCATACGGAACAGCATAGTACGGAATCCTGACGGGCTTAAACGGATTCAAGACAAGACGGATAATCTTGCCATTGGTGAACCAGATGTTGGCTTGCAGCTCTGGCATGTCAGCAAGTTCTGCTGGAATCTTAACATCATTCTTTTCTAAAAGCTCAACGTCAACAACGCCCCAATACTCCAACACTTCATAGCGCTCAATGCCAGTATCAGTTTGATAATCGTTTAAGTCGTCTTCCCAATACTTCTTAGTGTAGTCAGGACCATCAGCAATCACCATGTCAATGACGTTGCTTCTGAACATTGGACGCTTCTTCAACCCACGAAGCTGTGTGCTGCTCATCTTATGACGCTCAATAAAGTATTGGAGGTCATCGGCGTTGCTAGCATCAGGATCTGGGTAGGCGTTCCACACACTTACATGAGAAGTTTGTGGCATTGTCTTGATGACGGGGTTATACTTACCCTCTTCATCCCAACGTGGGTATTCTTTGTCTACAGCAAAAGGACCCTTCATGATACCCGTGCCGAACAGCGCCATCTCAAATGCAGCAGAGCGCAGCTGTTTGTTGGCGTTGCTCTCGTCGAGCTGGTCCATAATCTTCTTCTGCATCTTCTTTGCAGCAATCATTGCTGGGTGGAAAGTGATTGCAGTGGGTGTTGCACCGGGGCCTGCCTTAACGTCTAAGTCAGCAAGCTTCTCCTTCAAAGGACCCAACATGTCTGCTAATGTATTGGCAGTGGCTCCTTTAGGAAACTCTTTACCATCGCCTTTGTAGCCGAAGAGCGACTGTGGCTCCTCTGCTTTAACCTGTGACATCTTAGGATCGGCTTCAACGTGAACGCTTTCAGCAACACCTTCAGGCAGAACAGTGGGTTCAATAGAAAGAGGGAATGTATTGTTAGCAAACAACACATCAGTGATCTGACCATACGCTGCTAGCGTCTTAGTCTTTGTAACTTTAATGAAGACACGGCTCTTTTCAGCTTCAGTAAACTGAACGTCAGGACCATAGATGCCACGATAGTTGCGATAAGCACGAAGCCACCTTTCTTCGTCAAATTGACGAGCATCCTCAGCACGAGTAAAGCGCTCCTCCAAGTAAGCAATCAAGCTATTGGCTTGGAAGATATCTTGATAGACATCCTTGCTGTCAGGCAAGCCTACAGCTTTATCGTCCATGAAAGGAGTGTCAGATTTTTTCATAAGTCAGTTATACCATAAATAATTAATAACCAAAAGTTTTATCTGTTGGCTGATACACACGCTGTGACTGCGGATTGTAGTCAAATATGCTTGAGCTTCGTGGACGAGACATCAATCCATAGCGCAAAGCATCGTAGGTGTGGTCGTTCTTAACCTTTGTATCTACATCTTCTGTGTTTGTTTTGTCAATTGGTAGAGACGGTAGGTCAGCAATGAGCTGGGTGCAGCTACTAAAGATTGTCATACGAGGCGCATCAGTGAAAGGATCAATCTGCAAGCGCCGATGCACTTCGTTCTTACCAGCAATGCGGCTACCTGCACTACGATCTGCAGGACGCCAGCGACACCCCTTCATAATCATACGTTCAGCAATAGAAGGACCAGTATCGCCCCGCTTATGCCAGCAGCTGCTATCCAAAACACCGTAACGAATCGGCTCATTTGCTTCCATTTCCAGCACCATGTTGGCTAAGTCCTCAGCCAGCACTTTAGTAACATAAAGTTCACGGTATACAACGATGGATTCATCAGGGGCAACAGCAAACCAAATAACAGCAGAGAAACTTCCATAGCCATAGTCACAAGCCCTAAAACGTACCCAGTCTCTGGGGATAGCATAGGGTTCTACAACGTGTATTGCCCTATTAAACTCTGAGAATGCTGCACCTTCAGCAACATCCCAGTCACCATCGAGCAGTTGCTTGCGCTGATGCTCAGGTAAAGACAGCAACATCGTCTCATAGTCGCCAGTCTGTGCTAAATGTGGGTTGTCCACCAGTCTTGCTGGTATAAACCTACGTTTAAATAGGGGTTGTCCCTCTTTACTGTGTCCTTTAGGGTAGGTCATCACCTCCCCTGTCTCTGTATCGGTGGCCCAGAAGGCTTTTCCTGCTGGTGCCGGGTCGATAAAGGTCTTCTTAACCCAAGCATGCCCCTTGTTACCGGGGTTTGTTGACGCCCTCATGTACACAGGCAGGTCTGACGCTGTGCTACGCAGGCGTGAACGCATATAATTCCACGCAAAAGGCGTTGCCCACTGCGTAAGTTCGTCAAATCCTATCCAGCTGAAGGAAAGACCCTGATATCTCAAGACATCTTCGTCCCTATCTAGGTAGGACATCCACAATCTACCACCATTTGGTGCCTCCCACTGCATCTTTCGCTCACTCCACTTGATGCCGG